CTTCAAGACATCTGATGAAGATGGATGGTTCGTTGATCTATTAGAAGATGACGTAGTTGTCGAAACACGTAAGATGGAAACAGATGGTGTGCTTCATAGCGAACAATACGCTGAAGACTGCGCTGAGAACTGGGTAATGTATATCTTTTAGTTCAGGTATCCACTCGTAGAAAGATTCATACGACTATTGAGTGCGCCTGAGTAATCATCGCTTTGACCAGCAGCTGGTGGTGGAGCAGAAAGCGTAGTATTTGACTGACCAATATTCTGTGTTGTATTGGTAGATCCATCAACAATCATTGGTTGGCCGGGTGGTGCATTACCAAGCGCAGTTTCATTTCTAAGGCTTTCTCCAGATGTTGGCTTTGGTGCCTTCATTGCTGCTTCGCGATTTTGAAGAGCTAGTAATGCTGCTCTTCTTTCTTCTAGTTCTTTACCCATTGAAGTTTTAGCAAACTTATCTGCACCCTGCAGGTTTTCAAATTTTTCAAGTTGTGCTACTCGCGCCATAAATGTATCACTGCCGATCAACTCGCCAGTTCTAAATTTGGTGTCTGTACTTTTTGCTTGTAGAGTAAAGTCTTGCCCTTGCCCAGCGTTAGTGGCAAAGCGCGCAACAGTTGCTGCATCTTCTGGAGATGCTCCAGCATCTAACTGTGCCTGCTGAACTTTATTAAATGTAACAGACTCATCTTCTCTTTTCTTTTGAGCCTCGGCCAGATCTTTATACATTTCAGTAGTTTTAAACCACTCACCGACTGCATAACCTATCGTTGCAATGCCAATAATAGCTCCAAGCGGTCCAGCAAACCTAAGCATGCCTCCAGCAATTTTTAATAACGTACCGCCACGTGATGCTGCTGCACCTGCTCCAGCCGCGCCTGCTGTTCCGACTCCAGCAGATGCGGTAATTGCGGTACCCAATAATCCTAATCCTCTTAAAACAGCTGGAACTTTACCCCAGAGAAGTGTTAAAGCCTTAATCCCAAGTCCTAGTGTTTTCTTTCCTAAGAATCCCATAGCTCCAAGAGTAGCACCCGGAGCTAGAACTAATCCTAATCCAGCAATCAAACCTAAAGTCTTAAATACTTTGTTCTCACCTTCGCCTATTCCAAAAAATTCAGCAATTCGCCCATTGAGTAGATCGTTAATTCCGTCTAAACCACCTTTAAGAGTTTCACGAAGGAAAGTGCCGATGCTCAGCATAACACCTTTAAGGTCATCTAAGTTTGCTATATCAGCACCAAGTAAATTACCAAATGATTTACCGAGTTCTAATAACTGTGCCGCAACTTCATCATCAATTAAGAATCCAGCCGCGGCACCAATTAGAGCGAATTTTTTACCAAGAAGAGAACCAAGAGCACCACCTTGAATTGCTCGAGTAACTTGGTTTTTCATCTCGGCAGAAGCTTCTGGACCAAGCAAAAATCCTGCAATCTCATCAGCAAAGATGCCAACTGCAAGAGCTGGAATACCACGTTTAAGAAGAACACCGGCAAGAATTCCGGGAAGAGCCATTAGAGCAGCAGGTGTCAAGAAACTACCTATTTTACCAAGCATTCCTTGAATATTACCTAAACCTTTTTCTGCGCCACCTTTAATAGCTCCACCAGCAGCACTTAATCCACCAGCAACTCGAGAAAATCTTCCGCCTTCTCTGTCTTTCTCAAGATCTTTCAACTTAGCCATTGAAGCAGCTTTAAGTTGAGATTCTAGAGTTTTAGACAATAGATTATTCGTCGAAAGAACAGACTTCTGAGTATCTCTCAGAATTTCATTCTGCGATAATAGAGTTTCATTTACTGCTTTTAAATTTGCCATCTATTGCTGCTGCTGATTCTTCTCTTTCATATGCTGTATGAGCATATAGATTATGATTTCCCTCTCCCACGGTATCATATTATCAAGTTCAGTTAACGAATATTGGTGCTCTTGAGCTAATAAAAAATTGGTTTGATAATAATTTTCTAGAGTATCATGAGAAAGGTTTATGAAAAAAAATCTTGCAGTCCCTCCACTACTAATGTGTTTTCTTTTTCGCATTTTTCACAATTGAATTTCTTTTGGTATTTCATCGATGGTACATTAGAAACAAAGTCTGCAATCTTTCCGTATTGTTCATCATTCAATGACGAAATAAAATCATCGATCTCTTCAATTGTTTCATCTTTTAATATAACATTTTCTTCCTCAGTCTGAATTGCTTCCATACAATTACGAAGTGTAGCAAGTAATTGTTCAGTCTGAGTACGTTTATCGTTTAATAGAACTCTATCACCAATGATGTCAGTGTAAGTAGGATATTTCATTTTCAATGTATATGTGTCATTGAGCTCGATAGTCATATCTTTCTTTTCAACATCAATATTGATTTCATTTAAATTGATAGTTAGCTTATTTTCATGACCACAGTTTGTACACTTCATGATAACATCGTTAGTTTCACCAACAGACTTTGATCGGATCTGTGTAAAGATATAATCAACATCGAATGTTGCTAATTTACCAACATCAATATTTTTAACACACGCTTGAATACAATTCAAAACTGCTTTTAAAATTTGTTTTACGTCTTTTGATTCATATGAAATCATAAGGACTTTCTGTTCTTTTACTAAGAATGGCCTGAAGCCAACAGAGTGTCCAGTCGAAGGTACCGTCAATTCATACTCAGGTACATCATTTAGTCGCGGTAGTGCCATAATTTACTCCTTAAAGGCCATATCCAAGAGAAAGCTGACCAGCTGGTACTCTTTCCCAAAATCTATAAGACATCGTAACACTGAATGTTACAAATCCGTCTTGATCATTACTATAGTCAATTTGACTCAATGTTGTCGGAAATGCGTCAACTAGCGCACAAGAATAAGTTGAAATCTGCGGGTTCATTCCAAGTGGTAGAGATATACGACCAAATGGAATAGGGTTTGCTAATTGGTGAATGGTAACTCTCTTCTTATATTCAGTCGGATAATTGACAACGTTCTTGTCCTGATTTCCGGGAGAAGTATCATGCATTGTTGCAATCCAGCTTTCAAAATAATTACGAATCGGAAGTGTTGAAGTCTCCATGAATTGAAGAGTCACATCATCCATAGCATAACCATACATTACTTTTTGCTGTTCGATACCAACTCGACGTTCATGAGTCAACATTTGTTTACCCGGAAGAGTTGCGTTTGTACAAAGAATATTTCGTTGTGCTGAACCAAGAGCACCTGTGATTGCTCCAAGTACTCCGGTGCCACCGCCAATTGATGGTAAACTAACCATGAACTTGTTTGTACGAGCCAGTCCTAGTCCAGCAGTGATAGCTAATTTTAATGTGTCTACGCTGCTCATCCTCTTAACTTCTTCCTCGAATCTCTATAAACTGAATTAGCACTTGCTTTATTCCAATCTGCCATTGGAAGGAATGTAGCGATTTCCCATTCAGGTTTGTCAACTAGAGCAAATCTGCTTTTGACATGTTTGAACAAATAATGCTTCATTGCTGGTGCAATATATTTCTGTGGAATTTTTGCGTTATCATTTCCTAGTATTACGTCAAGAAGTTTGGCTCTGAGAGTTGGTGGCAAATAATGTAGATTCAATCCATAGAATCCACCTTTTGCCGGGCCCATCATAATGATCAGAGGAAATCCATCATAATATGGTAGAGTGTCTTTATGCTTTGGATCATAGAAATACATGTACATATTTCCAAGCAATCCAGTTTTAGTTATCGGTTTATTCCTAAGATCTAATGCATCGTCTTGCATAATCTTATTGCGGTTACCGACGGTTCTGCCTCGGAACATTTCGCGTGCTTTGTTCCGAAACCACTCAATAGATTGCTTTGTCCGGGGTGTAATACCAGCGCGGAACGCTTCAATCTCGAGTTCTCTAAATAAACTTTCTCCTGCCATACGTGTATTTATAACTATTTCTTGCGTCTTTTATAAGGCTTCAACGGCTTTAATTTACCGGGAACTTTCTTCAAGGGTTTAGACATAATCCCCATTGACGTTAATGTTTCTTCGGTCCAGATTTGAAACTCCCATTTACGATCTTTACAAAACGATTGAGCAGCTTCCCACTTATTCATATTCTTTACATAAGTGACTGCCTCATTTATGTATTGCCTTTGGTTTTTTCCGGTTTTCTTGGGTGGGGCTGTTTCTTTTGCTGGCTTGATTTCGACGAGGACTGTTTTGTTTTCAAAGACAATCTTGATATCGGGGAAATAGCGGTGATACTTTTTATCGACGTCATAGTAGTATGGAATCACAATCTCTTCGGATGACCACTTCTTTACTTTTGGATTTCTGTCGAGCCATTTAAATGTGTCTCTTTCCCACAACGATCTATATACTACGTTGTTTGGATCACCAGCGTACTTCTTTTTATTCTCTACAGTGTATCTTCCAGAATAGGCCATTTTACGTTATAAATACTCATGAGTTATTTGTATATCTATAGGAAAAGAACGAATGTCTTATACACTAATGGACGAGAGCTGGGCTAACCAAGGCGATCAAAGAGTCACTGGTCCCTATCAGTATCCGCTTGAAAGAAACCAGCTCCTTACACGAATCTCATTTCAAGCAATGAAAATACTACCACCCGAGTTTAGCGTTAATTATAATGCTAGTGAGACATATACAGCCGGACCGCCAAATCAAATAAGAACTAAAGAATCTGGAAATATTACTTCAACTGGGTTAAAAATGCGGTCTATCCCTGGTGAAAAAGCGCTTATTCATGTTCCTATTAGTTTTCAAGTAAATGATGGATTCAACTATAGTGGTGCAGAACTTGGAGCGTTTGGTGGTGCTATTACAAATGTTCTAAATCAAGGTGGATCAGTTGGTCAGGCTGCGATGGAAGGTTTAAAAGAAACCGGCCAAAGTTTTCTTTCGCTATTAAGCGCATTCGGTGGGTCTGAACAAGAACTTGGTAGACTCGGTATTGCTCGATTAGCAAGAGGTTTACCCGTTGGATCTCAGGCTGTACAGGTTGGTGCTAGAGTTTCAGTAAATCCAAATGCACGTACCGCATTTCAAAATGTTAACATCCGTGAATTTAACTTTGCTTTCAAGTTTCTTCCAACAAGTTTTGAAGAGTCTAAACAAGTCAAAGCAATTATTAATTTCTTCAGGTGGCATTCGTATCCTGAGTTAATTGGTGATCCTAACTTTGCGGTTGGTTATGAATACCCAAATATGTTTAGAATTAAACTGCAATACACCGGTGATGGAAGTCCAAAAAATATTGGCACTCCTATTAAGCTGTGTTATTGTAAGTCAATTAGTACTACATATAATCCAACATCTACAACTGTATTCTCCGATGGTTCACCAACAGAGATTGATATGAACGTTACATTTGCAGAATACAAAGCACAGTCAAGAAACGATG